AGATTCCATGTTTACAGAAACACGAGCACCTGATCCATTACCACCTTCAATTTTTATTGTTGGTATTGATGTATAATCAAATCCTGTATCTAAAATTCTAAGTTCTTTTAGAGATCCAGATACAGCAACAAATCCAGTAGCTCCAGTACCGACATTATCTTTAATATGTAAAAATGGAGGATTAATTACATCATATTCACGTCCACCAGCAAGAACATCTATACTCTTAAGTTCACCATAATGAACTTGATCAAATGATTTATAATTTAAAATTTCTACACCATTTACCAATATACCAGTATGTCCAGGAGTAGTTTCATATACTATCCCAGTATTATCTGGAGGACATACTTCTCTCAATAATTTTTGTGATTTTAAAGTTTTATTATTAAATTTAAAAGGTGAAATCCTATTATCTGTTACAATACCAGTTCTTGTATCATCACTATCAATATTAATAAATTTTCCAGTATAAAGATCAGAACCACTCTTAGCAAATTTTACTGTTGTTTCATTTATTCTCTTAACAAAATAAAGACCTTCATCCATTAAAGATGACTTAACAACAAAATTGTCTATAGAAGTGCCACTACTAGTGTCTACATAAGCATCATTAACTATTTGTGGGGTATAATAAATTGCATCCCCTGTATAAAACCCATGATCAAAAATAGGAACTCCAGAAGGACTTGTAGTTGCGTTAGTTATAATCTCATATTCATCTCCAGTAAAACTTCCACTAAAAACAATATTTCCATCATTAAGACCGAGTGATTGGGATCCATATGTTGGAATAGAAGGAGATGCTATAAGTAACTTATCTGTGTTTTTCTCTTTATATACATTTTGTATATTTGTAGCAACATCCGAAGCTTCGGGAAAATTGATAGCATTAGTTTTTAAAATCTGCCTTTCAATTGTATAATTCAAACTAGTATTAATTTCACCCTGACCCTTTATAATAAATCCTCTACGAGAGGTTAATTGACTTATATCAGATACAGGTAAGTTTCTACCATCACTACCAACTAAAACAGCAACAGATTTATCTCCTACTTTAAAGTCATGATCAGTAGTTAATATAATCTCATAAGTCCAGTCAGAAGTATCTTTAAGAGTTATGCTCTCAACTTGATATACAGGAGAAACATTATAGAACCACTCATCTACTTTAAATCCAGTGTCTCCAATTCCTAAAGTTTTAATTTTTATAGTATCATCTTTTTCAAAAAGACAATTAGTACTCTCATAATCAACACTCTCAATAACTGAGGTAATTCTTACTTCAATAGTTTCATCTTGATCAATAACAGATTTTCCATATGCAAATGTATTAATACCAATAGTTTCACCACTTAAAATAGTTTTTCCAATTCCACTAAGACCAAAGAATTGAGTTAAACTTTTAGATGTATATGAACTAACACCTACTGTATTATCAATATATTTAAAATATAATTCTCCTGTAGCTCCGAATCCAACAGTTGAATCTACATCAATAGTAGTAATTCCAAGACCAACTTCACCAATTATTCTTGTTCTAGGAGGAGTGACAAAAGTTCCATATGTAGAACCCTCTACTCTTGAATCTCTATTATATCCTGCATCAATACTTAATTTGTAAAATGTAGTTCCTGCACTAACATTAATAGATTCTACATGTGTTATTGGAGCATATGCTTTTTCAATGCTTTGACCTTCATATGCATCTTGGAATAATGTAGATAATTCCAAGTTCATTGGATCACCAAATATTGGCTCTACAACAAAATCATTCGTAATCTTATAATTTGCGTTAGATGGTGTAAAAAGAAACTCAGAAGGTCTTATAATTTTTACATCTTCATTATATAAAGATTTAAATAAAATTTCAAAACCCCTATCAGTACCCTTACTTACATAAAAATCTTTTGATTGTTTTATAAAAGTTTTCTGATTAAGATCATTAGTAAACTTTCTTTTTTCAAATCCTGGAGCAATTTGATGTTTTGTCTTTACTAAAAACTCTTTAAGGAAAAGAGAACTTAAATTTTGTATTTTATCTCCCTTATTATGTTCTCCTGCACTAGTAGATTCAAATACCAATTCTTGAGGATTGCTTGGACTATGATAAGAAGTTACACCAACAAATCCCCTTACACATCCAGTAAATGCAAAAGTTGTTATTCCAGTATATGTAATAACTTCATCATTAATTTTTATCAATCCATAAGATTCTGGAAAACCCAAAGTTCCTGTTGGGTTCTCTTTCATATCAACTTGAATTGTCTCACCAATAAAATCTACAGAAGCACCTAATCCAACATGTTCAATAAGATTAACTTGTTCATCAAGTTTTGTATATTGATCAATATTCTCCACTAAGTCAATTGGACCACCCTGATACTCTTGACCTTGATAATATGATTTTAAAAATTCAGCAACTAAAGGATAGTCGTTTACGACATATTGAGGAAGTTGATTCTGAACTATGTTATTAAATTGGATTTTTTTTGTAGACATTTTATAATTTTTCTATCTTAATAGGATGAACCTGAAGTTGATGGAGCGGTAGTAAAAGTAGGAGTAGTGCTACCACCACCACTACGACCTCCAGCACGAACTAAACTACCATTTGCATAACTTGATGTTGTAACATAGGTAGACCCTGCAGGATTAAGTCCAGATGCAATTTCATCAACCACAGTTTCAAAGTTACTGTTACTAATATCTAGTTGCAAATAAAGATCCTGTAATCCGATAACATCGTTAGATTGAGGAGATGCTGAAATTTCAATTGTTGTTTGACCATCCTTAAGCATTCCTGATTGAACATTAATAGGATTTAAAGTAACAACTCCATTTCTATAATCAATTGTCCCGACGTTTCTTTTTATGATAGTTGGTGATGTCGAATTTATTGAAGGAACTGTAAAGAAAAATAATGATCCATTTATTCTATTTGTATTGGGAAGATCACCGATATAAACATCCTCAGTTATTCCTGCAATTCTAAATGCAGATGATTTAATATTATATCCACTCATTCTCTTAATATAAAATTCATTACCAAAACCAATTGAATATTCAGCAAAAGAATTTAATACAACTCTCAAATCTCTTCGCATAATGAGTGTTGTAATATTAGAAGTTATTGCTTCACTACTATTATCAATAATAGATAAAAATTTACTATATTTGAATCTTGCACCATACTTATTCATTTCTGATGACTCTGCATACTTATTAGCATTTGTTTGAACAACGTTAGAAACAGATGCTGCAGATTCTGCTAAATTTGAGTTATAATATATTTTTGAGTCAGCTTCAAGGTAAAGATATTTCAAATCAAGTATTTCAGGGACAATTCCTGCCACTGCATACTTCTTTAATTTCAATTTCATTTGCTCTTTAACCAAATTTGGAAGAAAATCTCCAGTTTTTGGTTTTATGCTAATAAAAACTTTTCCAAATTGAGGTGGAACAAGGTCTTCACCACCAAAAACAGAAATTGACTCCGTTTCTGGATAAATTTTTGCTGGAATTAACGTTTCATAGTCATTTGCAGTAATTGCTCTGTTTTGAGTGGCATAAATTCGAGGAGCAAACTTTCTAATCGACTCTACGGACTCAATTGTCTCTCCACCAGAAGCAATTATGCCAGTTGTAAGTAAAGAAATGCCAGTTGTAATATTATAAGTGTTTGAATTGCGTGTATATTGAACTCTTCCTGCAAAATTGAAGGAACTTACTCCATTTGCAGAATCTCCATGAGAAGTAATGTAATTTATAGTAATAAAATTACCATCTTCTAGTGCTTTTCCAAAAATTCCATCTCCAAAAAATATTTCATATCTTTCATCTTCAATTTCTTGTAAAAAATAAACTTTTGAATTGGATTTTACATCAAAAAGGCTACTTTGAGAACTATATTTCGTTTCTGTCGCAGATGCTTCAGTTGGATTGATGGTAACGGCAATTAAATCAGTATCAACACCAATATTAGGTAAAATAAATTTCTGATTTGGGACTCTTGCTGAATAAGTATAAGTTTGAGTTAATAATGTACCTTCATATATTTGAACATCATTAAAATATGCAATTCCATCTTGTACAGGAACGGTAATATCACTTAAAATCGAAAAAACAAAGGATTGTCCACCAAAACTACCTGTAGATGCTGCTACTGGACCTTTCTTAAGAGTCACATTAGAAGGTTCAGGGGTAATATTACTTGTATTGATAAAGAATGATACTGTTGCTCTTGCTGCTTGCCTTGGACGGGGTGTATAACCTATGTTCCTTGCCAGTGAAACGATGTTTTTCCTTAAAGTTGCAGTATCAATGAACACCTCATTGGTGATCATGTTAGCATTATAAGATGTAATGTAAGTATTGTATGCTAAAACATCTAAAATCGTCGAAAGATTAGATCCCTCAAAGTCATAATCAGTAAAATTCGAGTTAGATTTAAGATATTCCTGTAATGTTTCTTTAACTTGGTCAAAATCCAAGTTAGAAAAGTTAGCTAATGGCATTTTTACCTACTTGATTGCAAAACAAACTGTAATTCTTGGGTTGGAATCTCTGATCCAATCACATCATATACAATAATTACATCAAAACCGTTATTATCATAATCAGGATAAGCTTTTACATCGATTAATCTTACCCTTGGTTCATATCTAGTGATAGATTCACGGAGTTCATCGACAATAACATTGGAAGTTATAGGGTCTATGTTCTCAAAAAGAGATTCAGTGATCCTTGAACCAAAAGATTCATTAAAAAACTTCTCTCCAGGTGTTGTAAAAACTATATTTCGTAAAGAACGGGCAATTGCATTCTCATTTTTAATCACAATAAGGTCACTATTCAGTGGATTGGACTGAAAAGTCATACTAATATCTTTAAAACCTCGACTTACCCGTTCTATTGGCACACTAATACGGCGATTATTGTTTATTTATTAAGGATTACAAACTTATGTTTCAAATAATCATCATTTGATCGTCATAATCAAGATCATCCTCTTCAAAGTCCCCAAATATTTCACTTTGAACTAAATCATCACGTTTTTTAGGAGTAAGATGGTCATGTGAAACCTCTCTTAACATCTTCTTTTTAGGATCTTCCATAATTTTAGTATGTTTTTACTATTTAACAATAAAAAAAGGGGGATT